GCCGTTTCCTCCCGCCCCACCAAGCCCGCCGCCTCCCCCGCCCCCGCGAACTGCGCCTGTGTTGAAGAGCGTGAAACTTGAGGAGGCCGTGATGGCATCACCCCCTGCCCCGCCATTTGCAGCTCCACCCAGCCCCTGTATCTCGCCTGCGTTCTCGATGGTAAGGCTGCCAGTAAGCCCGGTAGGGATCGTCACAGGACCAAGCGTGATCCCCGCGGGGACAATCAGCCGCTTGTCGACAGCCGCGCCGTAATCCGTGCCAAAGGCCGTGGCGAGGTTGAGGCTCGCCAAGTTGCTGGCCGTGTAGATTATCGCTGCGGACTTGCCGCGGAGATTGATAAGCCCAATGGGGCCGCTGGGTAAGTTTGCGAGATTGCGCACTGCGGCCTCGCCAAGCGCAATTTGGGCAGTGGCCGCACGGCTGAGCTCAACTGCCACTTGGCTCATTGAGAGCGACCCTGTCGATGGAAGCGCCATGATCAGGGGCTCCCAAAAGCGGTGACATTGCCCAGAAGCGTGAGATTGCCCGACCCATCAAGCACCATCACATTGGCGCCATTGTAGCGGAAGGTCAGGGTCGTGCCCGAGGCATGAGCGGTAAATGCACCCCAACGCGCGCCCACCTCGACGATCTCCTCAGATCCGTCGGCGCGCTTGAGGAAAAGCTTGCCGTCGCGGGTATTGATCGCAAGCTCGCCCAGATCAAGCTGAGCCGTGGTCGGCACCTTGGTTGCGACCGAGGACCGCTTCATGCGGATAATGCTGGCCATCTGGCCACCTCCATCATTGCCTTATGTAAGGGGGGAAGACGCAAGCGCTGCAGTTGGGCCATCCAGTTAGGCCCTGCGCCTGCGAGGGGGATCAGAAGGTACCGCCGTCGAGCGCGATCCCGTCGATGCTGCGGATCGCGGCCGTAACCGAGTAGTTCCGAGGTCTGCAGAGGTTGCTCTGCCCCCAGCGTCGTGCTGGCAAAAGGCATCTTGGTATAGCCGCTCATCGGCAGCGTGCCGTATGTCGTCTCGAACGCAAGCGCCNTTTGCGCCCGCGCCCCCTGGGCNCGTGCCATGGTATTGTTCCCTCATAGGTTGCAAAAGAAGCTAATGCCGCTTGACCAAAGCGCCACAGGCCGCCTACCTGCTGCGCACTGCCCCAAGGATTACGCGCATGTTTAATTCAAAGCCCACGACTAGCTCCAATACGGCCACCACGACCGACCGGAAGCGGTCTGTGATCGCCGAAGACATCGTGATCGAGGGCAACATCATCTCACAAGGCATCCTCGAGTTTGGCGGTCAGATTACTGGCGATGTCACAGCTGACGCCGTCGTGCTCACCTCTACTGCGCGCGTCCGTGGACGGGTTCGGGCACGCCAACTGACCATCGAGGGCGAATTGCAGGGTGCTGCTACCGCTCTGAATGTTAGCATCAAGAATGGCGCCCGCGTGAAAGCGAACTTCGCCTATGAAACCCTTGAGGTCGCCTCAGGCGCTCAAGTCGACGGCGAGTACAAGCGGATCAGCGCGGAAACCTTCAAGCTCTAAATTGGCTCGTCACTTCCATCCGTTGACCTTCATCTAAGCGGGTCGGCGCTGGAATAGTGCAGCACCACCGGGATCAGAGCGGCTTTCAGGCTGGCGGCGCCCTCAACGGGCAGATCGACCGGCTGTGGGGCCTCAGCTTCAACCCAGTCACAAAGCCCACCCAAGATCTGATCAGCTGAAATCACCGCAGCGATGCTTTCGCAGAGGATGTCGAACGCCAAATCCCGATCGACACCTTGCACAATGGCCTCCACCTCGGCGCGGTGCTGGTAATGGTAGGTCAGCGGCGACAGGGTAACCTCGGGCGGGCCAGGCTCCCCGTCCCGTAAGATCAGCAGACCCTCGGCCGGAATGCGTTCGGGCAGAACTTCACCGCGCAACGTTGTGGCGGGCAGCGCCGAGAGCCGCGCATGCAGCGCGGTAAGGATGGTTTCGCGGACCGTCATACGGTTGAACTCCGGAGCAAAATCCGCCAAGTGAAACGCGAGTGGGCCTGTAGCTCAATTGGTTAGAGCAGAGCGCTCATAACGCTTTGGTTGCGGGTTCAAGTCCTGCCGGGCCTACCAAAGCCCCCTTGGCGGAATGGTAGACGCTGAAGACTTAAAATCTTTTGCCTTCGGGCGTGCCGGTTCGAGTCCGGCAGGGGGCACCAAAGGAAGTGTGGCCGAGTGGTTTAAGGCTCTGGTCTTGAAAACCAGCGTAGGTGAAAGCCTACCGTGGGTTCGAATCCCACCGCTTCCGCCAGCCCTTCATAAGGCCCGCGCCTCAAGCCAGTTCGTCACGATCAGCCCCGGTATCGCCGCCTGAGCCCGTTCGGCGTCCCGCGCCAGCGACAGCCTTTTGGCGAGTTTCACCTGGGGCACCAAGAGGAAAATCGGCACAGTACTCTGTCCACGCCCAGTCTTGGATCGAGAGGCCACGCCCAGACCTCGGCTGTTCAGCCGCCCGTTGGCCACCAGCAAGCTCGGCCCCCGCCGCCGATAGACAAACCGCAATCGCAACCCGCGCCGCTGCTCCCACTCGCCCGGCGTGATCCGGCGCCCCCTTGGGCCCTTTCCAGCAGCCGCCGTTGGGATTGCCAACCAGAAGCCGGACTTCGATCGGATCGTCCAACCAACATCATGGGCGCTGATAATGTGCGGGGCCTTGGACCAGACCAAGGCGGCAGCATTCAGGCTTTGGCCGGCCTTGGGGTAGGTCTGGCTACGGATTGAGTTCGCTAACCGATGCCCGAGCCCTGCCCCGGTGATCTGGCCCCGCCACGCGGTCTTGAGACCAGACCCCGCCTCACGCATTGCAGCGCTGACGGCCTTTTCCCCGGCTGTGATCTCGGCGGCCATGACGGCAACCAGATCAGGGCTGATGTCGAGGCCGAGTTTCATGCGGGGGCAAGCTCCAGCGTCCAGATCAGCCGCTCTCGGTCCCGTCGCGGCTCACCCTGGATCAGGAAGGTGTCCTCGCCGATCAGGATCTGCTCCTGCGGGCGAGGATCGGGGATATCCGCCACCCGGACGTCAATCCGGATGGTGTCTGACATGAGCCGCGCCGATCCAAACTCCGTGATCTCGTCGGGTCGGCGCAGAATGCCACGTGCTCGCGTGAACTGCCCTTCAGCATCACGGTGCCAGATTTCCACCGCGACGTTCGGGTCGGCAAACAGCACCCCAACCGCTTCAGCAAAGGCGGTCATCAGGTCCGCTTGGCCGAGCGCAGCACCTGCGGCCGGGTGCAGATCGGCAGCGGGTTGCTCTCGATCTCAAGCCGCACCCATTCATCCCGATCGCGATCGGGGATCATGCGCGCATAGAGCGGCAGGCCGAGCGTATTGACCGTCTCGAAGGTGTCGGCAGGCGCATAGTAAATTTCGAAGAGCCCTTCGACGCCTTCCNGGTAGAAATACGCCTTGTCGGTCGGCACGCCGAAACCAAGCCCACCGCGATAACGGCGGAAGGTGATGCCGCCAAAGCTGACCTCTTCCCCGACACGGCCGCGCAGGTCTGCCGCTGCGGCAGTGTTGAGATAGGTCTCGCGCACCTCCTTGTGGGCCACGAGATCGGCGAAAAATGCCGAGCCGCATTCGGCGCGAAGTTGCACCTGCCCAGCGGCCAATCCACCAAGGCTGTCCTCGACGCTTTCGATCAGAGCCTGACAGCGCTTCCGGAGCGCGCCCGAGGCGGGGGTTGCATTGTCGAGATCGAAGTCGACTTCCGTGGCCGGCGTGATGCCAAACTCGGTGTAATAATTGATGACAGTCGCGCCGTCCTTGGGGTCCTTCACCACGCCCTGGATGCCGTTGAAGAGGTGGAACTCGAAGGTGGCCTCGGCGTCGTTGCGCAGCCGTCCCATCTTGCGGGCTACTTCGGTCTGGACCTGCTGGGTGGCGGTTTCCGAGCCGAAATCGCGGATCGCTTGGATTTCAGAGGCCCAAAGCACGTCCTGCTTCTTGAACTGACGGCAGACAAAGGCGCGCATGTCGCGCCGCTCGGGCACCTGTTGTTCATAGGCCGAGCCACGTTCCGAAAAAGGGATCAGCGACAGCGTGCCATCGCGGCTTTCGATCATAACGGTGCGTTGGCGCACACCGCGCGATCCGAACAGGCCTGAGCGATGGCCTCGCCGCGGACAGTGCCGGCGTCGACCATTGTGGCTTCACTTTCGGCCACGGTTTGCGCTTCCGCAGTCGATTGTTCGGGGTCAGGCTGGGTGTTGGCGTCTGAGACAGCCTCGGTGTGGGCATCTGTGGCCGCAGGCTCGTCTGCTTCACTAACCGCCTCGACCAACTCGGGCGGTGCATTTCGGAACCGCGCGACATCAAAAGAGGCGACGAGTTTCACCGGCTCGGCGATGCGATCGATAAACCCGATATCCAGTGCGTCTTTGGCATCGAGCCACGTCTCTGCCGCCATCAGGGTGGCGATTTCGTCGTCAGACTTGCCCGATTTCGTGGCATAGCCTTGGATCAGGCTGCCCTTCACCTTGTCGAGCGCCTCGGCCGTTGACCGCATATCCTCGGCCGTACCCATGACCAGCCCCGAAGGGTCATGGATCATCAGGAAGGCGTTTTCAGGCATGACGATGGTGTCACCCGCCATGGCGATGTAGCTTGCCGCCGAGGCCGCAATTCCATCGACCCAGACGGTGATGTCACCCGCATGGCGTTTCAGCGCGTTGTAAATCGCCACTGCGTCGAAGACCGAACCGCCAGGGCTGTTGAGCCGTAGGTCGATCGCGGCATCGTCAGGCAGCGCGCCCAGTTCTGCCAGAAAGCCTTTCGCCGTGACGCCGTAGGCGCCGATTTCGTCATAGATCAGCACTTCCGTGCCGGACGCGCGAGCACGGATCGTGTACCAGGATTTCATGAGTTTACTCCTGCTGCGGTGTCGTGGACGACCCGCTGCCGTCCTCGTTGGGGGTGTTCGGGTCAGGGATCCCAGTTGGTGTGGCGCGCGCGCCCTGCGTCTCGCCGGGACTGGCGCGATAGGTCAGTCCCAGATCAGATGCGCGCTTGGCATCCGCGGCGTTCTCGCGGTCGACCTCTTCGATGTCGTAGCCGGTGGCCTCGACCACTTTGCGCCGCGAGGTGAGCCCCGCCTCCATTGCCAGCACCTGCGCTTGTATGTCCTTCAACGGATCCACCCAATCCCACCGGGGCGGGATCCATTGCACCGGCCGAGCCGTGACAGGATCTGCATCCAAGGCGCCCGAGAGCACGGCCGTTTCCAGCCAGCGCCGCCAGATGGGGCGGCAAAGCTGGTGCGCGATGACCCCGTGCTGCAGCTGGCCAATGCGGCGGCGGAACTCGACCAGTTCGGCCCGAAGGCTCGAATAGTTCGCCTGCCGAACATCCCCGGTGACCAGGTGGTACGGCAGCCCCAGCGAGGCCGATACCGCGAGCAGCGTTCGGTACTGAAATGCCTCATA